GAAGGCGCGCTATAAATCAACGCACCATTCTTGTTTTGCACCTGGATCGAGTAGTTCGAGTTGACGTACAGCCGCCCGACTGCCCCTGCGTTCATGGGATAGCCGCCACGGGTGCGGATCGGCTGCGTAGCCGTCACCGTCAGCGCTGCGTCCCAGTACGCTGTGATCGGGTTGGCAATCGGGTCAAGATTGATCACCCCCAGGAAGATGTACCCGTCCTCGAGTGGTTGCCCGTCGATGTCGGTCAGAATCGGATAGGTGGGCTGGATGCTGAGTGCGGTCATTGTGGTTGCTCCTGTTCTGCCATTGTCCTGGCGGTCTGGATGGTTTGGCTCAAGTATCGCAGGCGTGGATCCAGCTCTCGCGGCAGGCCGATAGCATCCGCGTACTGCCGGAACTGTCGGGACAGTGCCACCCGTCGCATCGTATCTGCCCTGGCGGTTCCCGTCCCGGTTGCCACCTCGATGGCGAGCTGCTGAAACGCAGGCGAGGTAAAGAGGTTCGATGCCGCCTCAACGCCTCGCGTGTTGGCATTGCGCATGTAGCCGAGCAGATCAGGAGCCAGCGCCCCTCCGCCAGGGATAGCGCCTGTCACGGCGGTTGCCACGCGCTGCGCGATGCCGTTCGACATGATCTGCCCAACCACCCCGGTAATGGTGGACTCGTTGATGATCTGGTTCGCCTTCCCAGTCGTTGGAATGCGCTGCTGTGCGTCATTGATGCGCCGCGAGATCTCATAAAGATCGTCCATGCGCCGTTTCCAGTCCAGCCCCATGATCTGGACAGCCTGCGTCATCAGCGGTTCGTTAGACCGCAGCCCGCGGTAGGTTTTGACGAAGTCGTTGAATCCGAACACTGCTTCGTCGCCCACGAAACCGCCTGCTGGAGCGCCACGCCTCGATGCGGTTGCCGCCGCGAGCGCGGTAGCAAGTGTCTCGCGCCTCAGATCCTCGGGCACCGTGCGCATGAGTTTGGTGAATGCGGCGTTGTCGCCCTTTGCCCCGGTGGAAATTGCCGTCTGCATCTTGGTGGCAATGCTGCCCTCGAGGTCGTTGCCGAACGCTGCCGTGATGCGGTTTTCGAGCGCCTTGCGCTGCGCCGTCATGAGGTTTGCTGCACGCAACTCCCTGCGTGCCTCTTGTCCCGCAACGTTTCCTACATTCTCCAATTGATCGCTGGACAGCGCCGCATAGAGTCGTTTTAACGCGCCCTGATTGGCGTTTGCGTACGGTGAAGGTTGCCTGCCCAGCGCCGCGCCAATGTCTTGCTTTTCCCGCAACAGCGCCCCGTAGGTGATCGGCGGCGCATCCGGCTCTGCGGATTTTTCAAGCATTCGGTAAAGACGGCGTTCTGCCGAGGTCATGCTTGCCGTGCCGCCCAGCTCTTGCACAATCGTGTCCATCGTCTGCGACAGATTCGCAAGGTTCACCGGAGTGTCCTTGGGAATGTTATCGTCGATGCGCTTATAAATTGCGTCTGCGTTTCGCTCAAGTTCTTGCCGCGTAGCCTGAAGTCTGTCAAGCACCCGCTGCGAGGCCACTGCCGTTGACGGTCTGCCGGCAAAGAAAATGGCATCCGACTCCTGCATGATCTGATCAGCGCGCGCGACCGCATCGCGGACCGCCCGCTCCCATGCTGCCTCTGGAGCACCACCCACCCGAGCACGCGTCAACCCGACGGCAGATCGCACCTGCGGATTGTCTGCAAAGACATCAAACGGCACGTCCAGGCCCAGCCTTTGAGCGGCTTCTACGGCCTCTGGATTGAGTTGCGCCCGGTCGATCAAGATTGCCCGTGCAGTCGCTGCTCCGCGTCCAGTTCCTGATGCCTGCTGCGCAAGTCTTAGCACGTCCGACACGCCCTCGGCGCTGATCGTGCCTGTAAATGTCATCGGGCCTGCCGGTGCTACCGGTGCTGCGGCAGGGGTCACCGGAGGTGCCGTAGAAGGCGCAGGAGGCGCTACAGGCGGCGCAGCTGGCGGCGCACCTCCTAGTGTCGGCTCGGGTCTGCGCATGTAGAGCGGAGGCTCTGCAGGCCTTCCAGGAGGTGGTTGCGTCCGTGCAGCTATCCTGGCTCGCGCACCCGCAAACGGCACGGCTGCGGCTGCTGCTCCGCGCTGCACAATCGGCCCTGCGCCACCCGTCAGCGCTGCCATTCCGACCTCTCCGACATCAAACTCACCGCCCGCGGCCTTTTGTGCTGCTTGTAATGCGGCCTCTGTTGCTCCACCTCCCAACATTGCTCCGGTGACAGTTCTGGCGGCTCCTGCCGGGGTAAACGCGGCAAACGCGCCGGCAATCCTTGGGATATCTCCGGCCGTCACTCCTGGCCGGATCACATAGTCCTGGTTGTTGATGGAGGATCGCAGCACATAGTTGCCACGGTCGTCTTGAAAGACTTGCGTACCAGGAAAGTTGACTTTTACGATCCTGACAATCTCTTCTGGACCTGCGGTCAGCGTCCCCAGCCCTGTGATGGCACTCTCAAAGCTGAAGCTGTTCAGCTCGGGCATGGTCGTCCACTCGGGCAGTGCGCGAGCGGTAGGTGTCATCCGTGCCTCGCCCGTCATCGCCTCGCGTATGCCTGCAAAGAACCCGGATGGTGGTGGCGGCACCTGCGCTGGAGGTCCACCCATATACTGCGGCGGTGCCATTGGCGGCTGCTCGCCGAGTGCAGATTCAGGCGGCAGTGGGGCTGTCGGCAGGCGTTGCGTCAGCGCAGGAGCACCCGGCACAGGTGTTGGCTCGCGGTCCCCAGGCTCGCCCATAGGGGCGTATGTAGACCCCTGTTGCCGACGGATCTCTGCAACTCGTGCTTTCAGGCTCGGATCATCCGGCGGCACGTTGTCCGGAATGTTGTCGATGGTGATGCCATCGCGGGTTGTGATGGAGTAAGCCATCAGTAGTTCACGATGACGTTACGACGCTGTTGCGGGGCAGCCGCTGGCTGTCCTCGTGCCGCCGGAGGTGGTGCAGGCGCAGGTGCAGGTGGCGCAGCTGGTCCCGTGTAACGCGGCACAGCCCCAGGTCTTGCACCTATCAGTTCTTTGATGTCGTCGCCGAGTATCTCCCCAAGATCGTTATCAAACCTCGCCATTTCCTGTAGGCTGTATTTGTTTTCCCTTAACAAGTTGCGCGCATGGTCTGCCAATTTTCTTTGCCGCTCTGCAAAGCGTGTGCTGTATTTTGCAAGCAACGCACGTCCGTTTTCTGTTTGCGTGAGTTGTGGAAATGAATCTAGAAACGCACGCATCTCGAAATCCGTGGTTGATCCTGAACCTGGTGCTCGTAACTGCGTAGCTCCTCTGGTTTGCAATGACCGCGCCAGTGTTTGTGCAGTAACCGTGTCGTCCTGAATACCTGCGAACTCTTTCAGGCGCGTTGTCAACGACACCACCGCGCCGCCACCTTTGCCGCGCAACAATTGCTCAATTGCCGCTGCATCACGGGCAAAATTTGATGCTACCCCAGCATTACCAACGAATTGTGCAACAGCATCCTCATCAATTTTCAATAATGCTTTTTCTGGCGGTGGCAATTTTGTTTCTGCTGTCGCCGTTGCCGTTGCCAGTGGCCCAAGGTTGGTAATTTTCAATTCGCCTGTTTTATTATTGCGCTGCACCACCACTTTGCCGGGTTCTGTTGTAATACCTAACCCCGCCAATTCTGCCTGTGGCACAACAGTAAATCCTTCTTGCGGTGCAAAGATTTGCACAGGCTTGCCTTTTTCATCAATTCCCCACACGCCTGTTGCACCCGGAACCATTGTCTTGAGCTCTTCAGGTGTTAAAACTCGGAATTTGTCTGCCCCTGGCTTTCCTTTCTCCAGGAATGTTTTTGCCAACTCTGGAAACCCGCCCAACTGCGCCGCATATGCTGCTTGTGCAATGAAAAACTGAGGATTTTCTCTGGCAATATCCCGCATGGCTTCGTATCCACGGCGCTGTTGCGGATCTTGCGTTCCCTTGATCATGCGATCAATCTGCTGCACTGCCGCATCTGTCTTGCCACCTTGTAATGCAAACGCTACAGGCGCGAGCAATTGAAACTGCCTGCGTGCCTGATCCTTTCCTTGCGCTTCAATGATTGCTCGCATTTCTGCGCTCATTTTAGGATCAATGAAAGGTATAAGCGCATTCAACGTGCCGAGTGTTGGATTTTTCACATACTGCGCCTGAAGATCCTGCACCATACGGCGCTGCTCTTCTGCCTTCTGCGCCTCAAACATCATCTGCGCACGCTGCTGGCGAGCAATCTCAAGGTTCTCCAACCCGATGCCGAGGTTGATTCCCTGGACCAAACCGCCGAACGGGTCGAACCCTCCGCCTTGCTGGGATGCGCCTTGGATAAATTGCCCGAATGCGGGTGCTGGTTGACGTGATGTGGTCATGGTTAGTATCCCGGCAAACCTATAACGGGTGGCGGAAGAGCTGTTCCCATTGCTCCAGCCCCCGGTATCGCTGGCCCTGCTTCAACAATCGGTGCGGCAGGTTGTTGACCTTCTCCAAACAAAGGCCGTCCAGTTGACAATTGATACCCGAGCAGCTGCCCCGGAAGGTTGAGCGCCGGAGCGAACGCCTGCACCTGGCCCAGTTGTCCTGCTGCCTGCGCTCGCGCAGCCGCCTGCATAGCCTGTGCCTGTGCCCCCGCTCCGCCCGTGAGGAGGTTGGCAACGTTTTCTCCCAGTCCTCCTGCTGCGGCCCCTGTCCGCGCTGCGGACGCCTGTCCGAGCGTCGCGAGTCGTTCCTCGATGCCCAGCCCGGCTCCTGCAAGCCCTCCCAGCCTGCCGTACTGCGCCTCAATCTCGCGGCCCAGCAGCGCAGGGGAAAACTGCGCCAGCGCCCTCTGAACGGCCCCTCCGCGCAATCCGCCCGTCGCGCCTGCCCGCCTCAGTAGCGCCCGCTCGCCCTCCTGCTGCTGCGCCAGAAACCCCGGCCTGCGCTGGATGGCGGCGATCTCCGCAGCCTCGGCCTCTGGTCCTCGAAGCCCCAGGAGCGCCTGTTGCCGCTCAAAGGCGGTTGCGCCTGCCTGCCGGAAGGGTGCGAGTCCTGTGATGCCTGTCTGCCCTGCGGCAACGTAGGGTTGAAGAATCTCGCTGATCCGCTCGAACTGCCTGCGCTGCTCCTCGATAGCCTGGCGCTGCGCCTCGGCCTGCAATTCTGCTCCGCGCTCGGCTGCGCCTGCCTGTGTTTGCGCGGCACTGCGAGCGGCGCTGGACTGCATTGCACCACCTATCAATGTGGTGCCTGCTGTTGCGATCATTGCTGATACTGGATCAGGCATTGAATTCCTCCTTATACTGCTCCCACGTCTCGCCGTATAAGCCCAAAACCTTATCCGCAATCGCGGTAGCCGCCGCAGGACCATGCACGCACTGCACCACCGCGAGTATTACGTCATAAAACCCTGCGCGCCACATATAAGACTGAGCATTCGCCTTTCCTTCCCGCTCGACTTTGTCTGATGCCTGCCATTTCAATACTGCAAGACCAAGGGCCGGACCCAGAGTGAAGACATTCTTGAGGAAGAACGGATTTGTCGGCATCGACACCAAAGTATCCCAGATCGTTGCATCTAGCGCCGAACGTTCTACAGGATCGCCATCTGCGTAGTCATCAAACACCTGAATGGCATTCCACAATGCCATGATCCACGACACCGCTTCCGGTGGCAGTTGTAACGCCTGACGTAAACTTTCCTCAAAGGTCTCAATCTTCATCGTCTTCCCACGCCTGACAAACCCGCATGTCGTGGCAGATAAAGTCGAACTTCTCGCAGTAGCCCCGGAAGCCTCCGTTGTCGTACTGGTTTCTGGGAATGCGCTCCATCAAGACCTGCATCTCTGGCGTGTTGTTGTAGTACTCACAGTTGGAACACCGCCGCCGTCGGGCCTGCGCCTCATCCATCTGCCATGCCTTCGCAATCGCCACCCAGAAGGGTTTGTTGGCCCCTGGCTCAAACGATGGCACCTCCGGCCCCAGCATCCAGTCCTCGACCACCATCTGGGTGTTGGCTTTGTTTTCTGCCGTTGAAATAAAGTTATCGTCGGGAATGCCACCCTTGATGAACAGCTCCATCATGTCACTTCCCTCCCAGAGACCCGCAGCGTCAGCGCGGTGGCGGCTGAGGCAATTGTCGAGATAAACCCGCCGGAGGCGAGTACCTGCCCTACCAGCTCGGGACACAGGTACGTTTCCCCAGGCTGCACCGTCCGGTCGTCGATGATCAGGTTCGCGTTACCCGCAGACCCGCCGGAAGTGACCAGATTGACCGAAAACGAACGATTCACGGTGTCGGTGTTCGTAACCGTCGCCTTGTCGATCAGCGCGATGGCGCTTGTCGCCGTGTACTGCGTGGTCTGCGCGGCTTGCATCTGAAGCGGCGGGACCAGGACTTTAGGGGTAACTGCCATTTTGTCCTCAGAGGTTGTTAGTGGCGGTCAGGATAATTGACGGGATCGCGGGATGTACGCCTGTGGCTGCAAAGGCGGCAATCTGCGCGTCAAGATTTGCCACCTCGAACATCACCTCCATGTAGTCCCCGGCTTTCATGTCCAGCAGAATGTTGAAGGACTGTAGAAGCTCCGAGTTGTTGGTGGCAATCGTCAGGTACATGGCAGAGTTGGGAACGTTCGTGCCGTTTTTCCTGAACCAGACCCAGACTTCTCTGTTCGCACCCCCGGTTGAGTCAAACTGTATTGAGACTGCGAAATTGTAAACGCCCTCGGTGTCCACCACAATCCTCGACGTTGGCGTTCCGATGCTCACCCCGTTGCTGATGTCGGTGGTGTTGAACGTGATCGCCTGTGCGGTGTTGATCGCCGCCGCCGACTGGGTGGTGGTGTCGTAGAACTGCCCGTAGCGGGTCCGCTTTGCCGGAGTCGGTGCCGGCGCGGTAGCGAGCAGCTGGAGCGGCGTGAGGATCGCCGAGAGCATGTCCTGCGTCAACGTCGAGCGCCCTTCGACCACTGCCAGGTCGAGCGCCGTCTTCTGAGCGAGGTCGGCAATCTGCCCCAGCGCAAGCGTGACTTTCGCGTCAAGTGTCGCGCAGCACACCGCCGCATCCTGCGCCGTCTGCGCAATCTGGCCCAGTGCCTGGATTGCCCGAGCGTCTGCATTCCCTGCGGCTATTGACACCGACCGCACACTGTCCGGCGATATTGCCTCGACCTGCTGGAAGAGCAGCTCAAACTGCCGGATCTGCTCTGGACCCTTCAGAAAGCTCGCCAGTTGATCGCGGGTCAGCCCTAGGGGTGGAGGGTCGCGCTGTACCATTCAAGCCGCCAGCGCCTCGATTTGGGCCTCTAACCGGGCGATGCTGATGTGCGCTTGGGAATCACCTCGGAAGCGCTGGATCCTCCAGTTGCGCATGTTGCCCATCTGGAACCATGCGATGCGCTTCAGCGTCGCGCCCACGGTTCCGACCGAGGTAAACCTGTCCTGACTCCAGGTCAGCCCGTCTTTGGAGTAGCTCGTCGAAATCTGCGGGTTAAGACCGACCGCCACCCGCCCCGTGAGACTGACCAGCTCCATCTGGTGGAAGATCGCCCCAAACCCTTGGTTGTAGACGATGATGGTGGAGAACTCCCACCGTACTGTTTGTCCCCAGTGCGAGCCGATGGTGTCAACCATCTCGCCAATGGTCGTGCTTTGCGGATCGCCCACATTCCAGCGGTCGTAGCACCAGACGATGTTCCGGGCGCGGTACTGCGAGAACCCTGCGAGGGAGGAAGTCAGCACGAACCAGATCATCGCGCCGACCTCTTGAGAGGCTTGCGCGTCGAACACAATCGTCTGATCGGGAAGGTGGACGTACAGGTGCGCGTGCGCTCGGTCGTTTCGCGCCTCGACCTTCACCTGGGCGAGCTGCGCCTCGCTGTAGTTGAGCAGGAGCAGGTCAATCTCTTGGGTCGAGATCTTCTGCGTGGTGCCGTTGGCTGCGAGATATATGCCAACGGCCTCGTTCCTCCCGCTGCCCACCATCGCGATCTGGTCCTGGAAAACACAGTTGGCAAACGTTCCGACCGTCCCCTTCTGGATCTGCGCGCCTGCAATGCGGTTGAAAGGGAATCCCTCCTGATCTACGCCGGCAAACACCTCGACGGTGTAGCGGTTCAACGCATAGGCCTCGTTGCGGAGCTTGAGCAATGACACCACAGGATCCGGATCCACCTCCGAGGAGCCGTATTCAAACGGATCCACCGCGAGCGGGTTGGTGACATCCGTGACGATCAGGCTTGACCCGTCCGTGACCATGAACCGACCATCAATCCAGATGACGGTGGGCAAGATGGATCCGAGGTCTGGATCGGTGACCTGAGTAAGAGTCGCCCCGTCCCAGTAATAGAGTCGGTTGCCGGAGGCAATGGCAAGCTGGGTGAAGCTGTAGTCAAAGTCCACCAGTTGCGACGTCGGGCCGCCGACATCGCCCAGGATTGTGACCGTGCCATTGGATGCCACCTCCACCAGTTTTGTACCCATCACGCGGTACAACGATCCATTCCAGTTGATCCCTCCGCGGTCGATGCCGGGTCCGGTGCCGTACGACACCAGGCCGTCGGCTGGGCGAAGATAGGCGTTGCTCAGGCCCGAGCTTTTCGGGACCGGAATCAGGTTGACCGGGTAAGCCGTGCGCAGGTCTGGTCCTGCGTCCGTGTAGATGCCTGAGAGGATCGGGATTTCCATCTCACCACTTTTCTTTCGCCGCCCAGTACGCGGCGCTCATTTTGCCTTTGGCAATGTTACTGGCGTGGCGTGCGAGAAAGGACTTTCGTCTGGCTTTGTCGGCCTCTGACTCACCAGCTCGCGGAGGACTTCCGGAAACGCCCTGCTGTCCGAATCGGATCGTTTTGACCTGGTCGCCGACCTTTGCCACAACAATGTGCGATTTCGTCGGGTGCCCAGGCGTGCGCTTGGGCTTATTGAAGCCACTGACCCCGGCGCGCTCAAGCCTAGGATCCTTCATCGAAACCCCCGCGTTTTCTCTGCAATCTTCTTGGGCTGCGGTACAAACTGCTTACCCTTCGCTTTACCCTCGCGCTTCGCCCTGGTGGTCGCTGCGTACTCCGCCGCTGTCATCGCCTTGATAGCCGCCTCCGGCAGGTAGCGCTCGCCCGTCTCGCTCGATGGCTTGCCAGACTTGGTGCGCCACTTCTGCTCGCCCCACTCCTTCAGGCTGCGCTGCGGAGCTTTCACTTGTACCCGCCGCCTCGGGCTTTATATTCCTTCGCCAGCAGCTGTGCTTTTCTCGCGCTCCATTCCCCCGCTGCCGTGCCATGCGTCTCCCGTGCCTTGATCGACTCAAAGAGCTTCTTGCGCATGGTCGGCTTCGTGTAGTTGCCGGCCTTGTTGACGGTGGATTTCATGCGATGCGATACCAGGAGTTCGTCGAGGAGTAGTACCGCATCCGGAAGAAGTCCTCCGCTGCCAGTGTTGTCGGATCTCCAAACGCCGCGGTCGCCCCGTTCAGCCCGAGGGTGAAGGAGGTGATCTGCTGGGTGGTGGTCACCAGAACCTCGGTGCCGTCCGGTGTTGCAGTGTTGAGCGGAAGCGTGAGCGTGCCGGATGCCAGCGTCCCCGCAGGTTGAATCAGCGCCCACTGCTGCTCGGTGGTCGGCGTCGGCAGACCAATCACAAAACCCGTTCCTGGCGTGTACAGGTTGGTCGCCATCGTCGGCGCGGCAAACGTCTGCTGAAAGTACGCAAGCAGCGCCGATACCGGAAGCCTTCTGGTGTCACCGGCGTTGGGCGTGAACAGCACGAACTGATCGCCTGCCGATACCTGACTGAGTAGGGGCAGTTGGTTGATGTACGGCATCTCAATACCCCTGCGTGTAAGGGATCGGCTGCAATGGACCTTCTGGCCCGGTCAGCACCGGATCGACGGGTGGAGCCACAAACGGGTCGTCATACCGCCAGGGCTTATTGCCGGCACCCGCTGGCATGGTCCTCGGCAGTTGCTGCTCAAGCGGGAATGCTGCCCTCTGGAGCAGGATGTTATAGGTATTTCGCGCAACGGCCTTGGTATCGAGCGAAACGGTCTTCCCAAACGCCGGAGCGATTCTCAGCCCGAGGTTCGTGTAAACCGCCTCCCAGGCTGAGTCCGGAACGTCCGTTTCCTGGTCAATATCCGAGTCCTGCGGAGAGTACGGGATCGGATACGACAGCCGAATACCCTGCGCATTCCAGCTCGACATCATCGAGTCCAGTCTGCGCAGGGCGGCCTGCAACTGCTCCGGCGTCAGGTCAAACACGTAGCTGGCAAGGCCAATTTCCTCGAACGCCTGAACGATGAACTGCCTTTTAGTCCAGCCCATCGGTTACGCCTTTTTCGGAGCTTTCCCCGGCTTGCCTGCCTTCATTGCGGATTCTCGGGCAGACGATAGCGCCATCGCCACCGCCTGCTTTTGAGGCTTGCCGCGCTTCATTTCCATCGCGATGTTCTTCCCGATGGTTTTCTGGCCGTAGCCCTGTTTCATAGGCATCATGCCACCCTGTAGGAAACGAAGGTTGCTGCCGCAGTTTTTACCGTCAAAAACTGGCCTGAGGTTCCCGTACCAACTGCGCCTGCACCCAACACAGTATGCCCGGAGGCTGCTGCGGTCACGGTAAAGGTGTTTGGCCCTGTGTTGATCACCGACCACTGCAGACTTTCGCCCACGCTCAGCTGCAATGAGGCATCCATCACCGCGCCAGTCGGCACAGTCCCCGTAACCCCCGCCGCAGTCGTCGAGGTTACGATACCGTCCTGGATGAACGCTGCTGTGACCGTTCCGGTTACATTCAGAGCGTTAGCCAAAACCCCCAGCCTTCCACCTTCCAGCTCGGGGATACCCGGGCTGGTGCCGACGTTGTAAAGCACCTCTGTGGCCCCGGCATCGATGACAATCGTCGCCCCGTTCGTGTACGGCCCGAACGTGGTGACCGCGTTGTCTTGAACGATGCCGAGCAACTCAAGCTGCGGTGGGTACTGCGGAAACCCAACGTTGCGGAAAACCTGCGCTGGCGAATACGATGCCACCGCAATCGATCCGGCTGCCGGGACGGTGACATTTGCATCACCCTGCGGAAAAACGATGCTTGACATAATCTGCTCCTAGTAGATCAGGATGCCGGACATTTCGGGCTGCTTATTCACCACCCCGAACACCGTATCGAGCCGGAACTTAATCCGCATGTTGTTGATGTCGTAGAACTTCTGCATGACCAGCTCGATGCCCTGGTCGGTCGTGCCGCGCATCACTGCAACGCCTGCGTCGGTGGGAACCGCAAAGCGACCCGGCAGGATTTCCAGCGAGTCCTTCTGCCAGAACGGGTTGATCGTCGATGCCGCGGTGTTGATGTAGTTGATCGGCACTGCGCCGCCTGTGGTCCCAATCGTGACGTTCTGGTACTGCAACGCCGAGTCCTGCCCGCTGATCTGCGAAATGATCGGGGGCGAAATCACGAGCGAGGTAAGGTTGACCACCTGAATGACGCGGAAGGTCTTGAGGTTGCCCGTCGATTGCTTGGTGATGTGGTGGACCGCATAAACCCCGTCCGCACTCGTTGCCGAGGTGCCGATGGTGAAGCAGTCGCCCGCAACCACACCCGTCGTGTCGGAAACCGTGACGGTCTGGAAGCGATTATCCACGTTCTCGGTTTCGCCGGTCGCTGCAGTATCGGTGGCCTGCGGAACGTAGTTGTTGCCACCCGCCAGCGTGGGGCTGATCGTGTCGCCTACTCC